CGCGCCACCGCCGCCGCCGCCCGCCGACGTGGGAGTCGCGTTCACGCCGCTGCCACCCGCCGAACCGCTGCCGTCCGACGCGACGCTCGCGCCGCCCGCATTGTCCGGCGCTGCGATCGTATCGAACGCACTGCCGCCGCCACCGCCAGAACCGCCATCGCGTCCCTGCCGATGTTCGCGGAAACCGTTATCGGTGAATCCAGCCCCGCCGCCGCCGCCGCCCCGTGCGGTCAACGGCCCGAAGATCGAATCGACGCCGTTACCGCCAGTGAGCGCGGCAAGCGTCCCGCTGGCGAGTGTATGGTCGGCGTGCGGCGCGAGCCCGCCACCGCCGACGCGTACGTCGTAGGTGCCCGGCGCGACAGCGAACGCGGGTACATGCACGACTTCGCCACCGCCGCCGCCGCCAGCACACACGCCCGAGCCGTCCACGCTCCCACCGCTGCCCCCGCCACCGACGAGCAACACTTCGGCGTCGCCCGAGCCGGACGTTACAACGAACGTGTTCGTCCCGGTCGGGAATGTGTGAATCACCCACGCGTTGCCCACCGTGCACGGAACGCTATTCGACGTAAGCGGCGGATCGAGAAGCGCCGCCGAGATATTCGCCGTTCCGGCGTCGATCGCGGTTACCAGCCCATCGCTATCAACGGTCGCCACCGTCTCATCGGTAGACGCCCACGAATCCGGCACGAACCCGGTCAACAGTTGCCCGATGGCATTCCGGAACTCATAAGTCATCTGCTGCGTGAACGTCGCGACAAGGTTGAGCGGCGTCGGCAGAATCGTAAGACTCGTTGGCACGTTGTCGCCGGTGACGTTCACCGTCGCCACGTTCGACGTAAGCGGTGGGTCCAACAGCCGCGCAGTAATGTGCGCGGTCGCTGGCGTCGCGAGTCCGGTCACGGTGCCCGTTGTATCGACAGGCACTTGCGGCGCATTGTCCGATTGCCACACGTCCGGCTTACGGTCCAATACCTGCCCGGCCGCATTGCGCACAATCGCTTGGAACGTGTAGTGCTGCGACGAAATGAGCGTTACCACGGACGGAACGATCTCGATACTGGCGGGGGTTAGGTCCATCGCGCCCGGTGCAGTACCGCGCCGCTCGGCGGGACGCACCGCAAGCCGTACCGCGCCCACGCGCCAATCGGAAGGCGTCGCCTCTTCAAGTCGGACACGGACTTGCCGAGCTGTGACCCGCACAGCCGTCAGCGGCCCAAGCGTATATGGCCCATGTAACGTTTCCAGCGCATCGGGCGCCATCGCCGCGTACAGCTTGAGGTTCACGTCGCCAACGATACGATCGTCCGGCATGAAACCTTGCAATCGGCCGAGCCGATCACCCACTCCGAGTTCCACCGGGCCACTCGTCAAATACGCCTGTGCGTCGCGCTCGTTACCAGTTTCGTGATCGAACATCACTCGCGCCATGTTGAACATGACCGGCTTCGGTTCGTCGATCACGTCGCGCGTAAAGCGCTGCGGTACACCGGCCGTGCGATCGAGCGCGCCGAATACCCAATGTCCTTCCACGTGATTATAGGTCACGTAACGATCGGGGTACTGCGCGCCCGCCGAAGGGTAGAACCACGTGATTTCGTTATAGCGCGGATTCGGCAGCGCCCACACGGTACTCGCGCGGGCCTCGTTGAAGTCGCCGAACACGGCGTCCGTGACTTCGCACGGCAGCACGCGCACAAATCCGTCGAAGCTGAAGAATTTCCCGCGTCCCATCCAAAACGCGCCCTTATCCAGCAGCACGTACGCGCGCCGCCCGACAATGCCGCATTGCTTGCCAACATTCTGAAAACTGTAAATCAACTCGCCGCCGATGTAACTCATCGTCCACAAATCCACATCGGTCCACAGCAATGATTGGCCACGCGCTGCGGCACCCACGATGAGCCGCCCGTCAGTTTGTAAATCGAAGTTGCCGCCCGTGTTCGTGTCCGTCGCGACGAACTCGGCCAATTCTTCCTGCGATGGCCAGTAGACGCGGCGTTCCGAGTACAGCGTATCGACGCCGCTGCGCGCAGGCGCCGTCGTCGGGTCTTGCCCGCGCAGCATGACGAGAAAGCGCTCGGGAGTTGCGAACGCCGCGTATGCGCCCCGTGGCCCGATGTCGCTCGTCCACGCGGGTTGCGCGGGCACGTTGGTATTGCCAATCCAGAAGTACGTGTTGACCAGCGACGTGTCATCGTCGCCGCGCAAGCTATTCACGGCCATCAGGAACGCCCCGAAGGTCGATAACTGCCAATCGAAGGGCGGGGTGTGCGTATCGCCGGGCGCAGGCGTGATGTCGAACACGACGTTATTCGCGTCGATTACATAGAGCCCGAGCGTCGTTCCAACGGCCAGAAACGGTGTGCCATCCGGCGTTTGCCAACTGATCGCCGCGAGTGGTACACCCTGCATTGGCGCGCCGGTTGTCGCACGCGACAACCACCCGCCGATCGGCTGAATGGTGCCCTCGTGGAAGCGCACCAAGTTGCCCTCATTCCATCGCCCCTTCGCCTGATACCTCGTCCCGTTCGCGTAGAAGCCGGGCGGCAGTTTCAGCGGTACAAGATTCTCAATCATTCAGCGGGCACCCGCACGAACCGCATGTATTCCCACGGCACGAGCAGTTCATGCTCGTACACGCCATTTCCGTTTGAGCTCTGGCCGTCCCCGCTGGTGTTTCCCGAAATGCCAGCGACGGTGTACCCGCCGCCAGCGACGATCGCCGCCGTGACGATCCCGATGTGATGCGCGTGCTCGTCCCCGTTGACGAATAAGTACAAATCGCCGGGTTCCGGCACCTGAACGATCCACCCGCGTTGCTTCGCGAGTTCGTAGACATCTTGGCAGCGACCCGTGCGCGGAATGGGCGCGTTGCCCTTGAACTCGATGTCCAGCACCATCGTCGCGAAGTAGCAGCACCACGAGTCGCCCTTTTGGCCACCGCCCCACCGTTGAATGCCTTCGACGCGTTGACCGGCGTTGCTGCCCGCCTCGCGGATGTAGTCGAGTTGGCGCGCAATCTCGATCCGGTTCATGTCACGTCATTCGCACCGGACCTTTTCACGATTGCGACCGCTCCCTGCGCGACGAGCGCAGTAACGGCGCCGACGAGCGCGCCCACGACGGCGGCGCTCGCGTCTTTGCCGAGCTTCAGCACATACACGCAAATCGTCGCGACAACGAGCGTGGTGAGCGCGAGCAGCACCGCTGCGAAGAGGCGCGTACTCGACTTGACGCCTTCCGCTTCCTCGAGAAAGCCGATCATGCGCGCAGGAACCTCACGACGAGTGACATCGTGCCGCCGAGAACTGCGCTGAACGCCGACAGTGCCCACAGCGACACGCGGCGCTCGCCGCGCTTCTCCGACAGGATGCGCTCGATCTCCGTGACGCGATCCACGAGTTGCTCTTGCCCGATGACGAGCCGCTCGATCAGTGCTTCGTGCCGCCCGAGATTGAAATCGTTGGCCATTAGCCGAAGACCATTGGGAGACGTGCCGTTTGGAGACTTGCGCCGAACTCTTCGCGCTGCCGTTTTTCGTTGAGTTCCTCGATCGCCATATCAAACCGCGCCTGCCACACCGGAATGCGCTCGTCGTGCTCCAAGTACGGCGCGGCTTCGAGACATGCGCCGTACAGATAGGCATCCGGTGCCTCAATCAATACCACATTCGTAGGATTCGCCGCGCCGAGGGGAACGAGCTTTTCGTAATATGAGATCGTCAACGTGGTGAATTGGTCCGCTGGCGCGGGCGCCACATACAATGTCCCGGCCAAGACGGCGAAGTACCGTGGCCGTCCGGCGTTCGGCAGGGCCGATCGCAGCTCCGCGAGCGTATCGAATGGCACCTGCTTCAGCGGCGGGCCACCACGGGCCAGCGACGCACTCACGGGCGGCGCGAGCGTACGCACCTGATCGACATCGGCAGCGAGCGCCACTGAGGACTGCCCACCCGTGAATGTCACCGTTCCGGCCGTCGCTGTCCGTCGCAGGCGCCGCCTGATCTGCGCCTCGGCGAGCGTGATGAAGCCGGGAATCTGAGTGCTCAGATCGTCGCGCGACAGAAAATCAGCGACCGCCGCCTGAAGCGTCGTGTAGTTGGTGAAGTCCATTAGACTTGACCCGGCCGCGTACGAAAGACCCGGTTCTCGGGGTCATTGAGCCACACGCGCAGACGCTCGGGGTTGTTCAGAATCCCCTTCTGCCGCAATTCTTGCACGACAGTCGCCGGAATCGACGCCACGCGATGCACATCGCCGCGCCAGTTTCCGGGTGTCTCGTTGGAGATGTACTTATTCATCTCCATGAGTGGCTCGATGTCTTCCGCGCGAGCGATCGTGAACGTGTCATTCACGTCGTCATACGAGAACGTCTCGATCGCGCCCGTGAGCGGGTCTTTATCGAACTCGCGTTCGTGCATCTTAGAAGCTCCATCCGAGCGTAATGCCTGTGGTGACGTTCGCCCGCCCGTATCGGTCAATGCCGCCAGCCGCGCCGACGCCGAGACGCGGCGCCAAGCGCGCGAGACGCATGAGGAAGGACGGCGCGATGCGCCGTTCCAACTGCGCGGTTGCCGCGACGGAACGGTGCGCGGCTACGCGGAGCTGCAAGAGCGCCGCGCGTGTCGTATCGAGGCTGAGTTGGAGAAACACGGCGCGCTCGTCGGACGCGCTGAGCGCACTCCGCAGCGCGCTCACAACGCTGTCGGCGGTGGCGAGCACCGTATCGGCCGCCGCGACGATCGTGCGGCACGTATCCGGCACCGCGAGGGACGCGACGCGGTAGCGCTCGCGCACGACGGTGAGCGTGCGCGTCGCGCTGTCGGCGTGAGATGTCGCGCGCTGCTCGCGCTCATGCGCGAGGCGAGCAGCGGCGACGGCAGAAGCGGCCACGGAATCCGCACGCGCCGCGTGCGATTCGGCCTGCTCCAAAGCGAGACGCGCAACATGGGCGCTATCTCGAGCGGCGAGAAGCGCCGCATTATCGCGGGTCCGCAGCATGCGGCCGGCGATTGTAATTGCGAGAATGGCGAGCGCCGCGATTACCAGCGGCGTGACGGACACGCGCAAAATCCGGCCTACATCCGACCCTGCCTGTGATTGGATGCGAGAACGCTCGCAGTGATGAATCTAATCACTGCGAGCGTCTCGGAGAACCGCGCGACCTAGGTGAGATCAGCGGCGAGCGCCAGTCCAGCCTCGTTCGTGACTTCAAGGCCCCACTCGCGAATCATCAGCTTCTTCGTCGCGTCGCCGGTCTTGGCGAGGTCCTTCACCTGATACGGACGAAGCTCGCGAATCTTCACCATGTCGAAATCGAGCAGGAACGCATCACGATTCCGCTGGAAGCGGTTCGGCACCACGGTAATGACGCCGAAGTCGCTCACGTACACGTCGGCCGCGCCGATGATCGCCGCCGTCTTCGCTGCCGTCATCTGATACGTCTTGGTCGCCAGTCCGGCGAATCCGGACACGACAGCCTTCTGCGCCGGGCCAACCATCAGCGTAGCGCCATCGACGTTCATACCAGACGTATACCCCTTGGAGATGATCGTCTTCAGGATCGTCTCCGTGAACGCGCGGGTGTTCGTGTTGTCAGTACGCGCCGTGGTCGGCGCCCCCGACGTAAGCGCGGGCGGATTGGCGCCGTCCGTGCCGCCACCGGCACCGTCGCCGTCGTTGGCGAAATCGGTGTTTGTGCGAATGTACGCCAGAAGCGCGGCGGTCTTGCGCGCCGTGGTCGCGTTACCGGCGACAGCGGCCTGATTCGCGAGGCAGATCGCCTCGATGTCGCGCTTCAGTTCCTTGCCGCGCTTCGCGATCTGGTATGCCAGTTCGCTCTTGCGGCCGGCCTTGTTGACCTCTTCCTGCGTGTCCGACAGGATGAGGTCTTTCTGGCTGATCTGCGCGTAGTTGCCAATGCGCAGGGTCGGCGCCGTCTGCGCGAACGCCCCGTGATCGTCACCTTCGATCTGTGCATTCGTGGTGTCGGCGCTCGCGAGTGAATCCTGCTGCCACTCGTAGAAGGTATTGGTGAGCTTCTCGCCGCGACCCGCGTTCGACGTGAACGGCGTATCGGTGGGCGAGATATTCGAGATGACATCCGAGAGCTGCTCGCGAATGCCCTTTGTCTCGTAGGTCTTATAGGTGTTGGCGATAATTGCCATTGAGAATCAGATTCCCCCTTGTCGGCAGCTCAACGACGGTTCTCTAATCGTCGAGCATCAGTGAAAGAGCTTCAGCAGCGCTATCGACGCTGCCAACCTTGGCGTGCCGCTGTCGCGCCTTCGTTAGCTCGGTCACTTTCGGCTTGGCTTTCGCCGCCGATCCCGGTGGAGCAACCGTCACCTTCTCGATCTTGGACTGCGCAGCCTTCTTCGCAGCGGCTTTCGCCGCTTCAGCATTGTCGAAGAGCATCGCCTTTCGCAGCGCCACAAGCGCACGGTGATCGCTCACGCCCCGGAGTTCATCTTCTCCGAAGCCAAGTGTCTTCCCGTACGAGATGAGATCGTCGCTTTCCTTCTTCGCAACTTTCTCATCTGCCCACGTCGGAATCGCTGCGATGAGCTTCGTCCGTTCGTCGGCGAGTCGAGCCTGATGCTGCTTCAGCGCGTCGTCCTGGACGGCGGCGAAAGCCTTCTCACGCTCTTGGCTGATCTGCGCGATGCGCTTTTGATGCTGGTCCCACGCGGCCCATGTGTCGGCGAAGAGGTCGGGGTTCTCACGTCGGAGAGTATCCCAATCCGGCTCTTGCGTCAGCGACTTGAGCGCGTTTTCGAGTTGTGTGATGTGCTCGGCATAACGCTGGCGATCCGCGCGAACCGCTTCCCGCTCGGGCTGAATCTCAGCGTCAAACTTCCGCCGATCATCTGCGAGCTTCTGCGTCTTGCGCGTGTAGTCCTCATTGCGCGAGTAGCCGCGTTTCAGCTCGTCCAGCGTGACCTCGATGTCTGCGCCGTCCACCTTCAGACGATGCGTCTCGGGTTGCTGCGAAGCTGTTTCGGGCGCGTCGTCGTCTTCGTCAGACGGCGACTCTTCCTCGGGCTCTTCGGACTGTTCCTCGGACGCGGGCGCATCGCCCTGCTCTTCCTCGGATAGCGACGGCGCCTCTGGCGTCTCGTCACTGGATTGTGCGTCGGCGGGCTGCTGTTCCTCGGAGTCATCCGAGAGTAGCCCTGCGAGCACACTTGCGGCCGAATCGACGGTTAGCGCCTGCGCGCTGTCACCGCTTTCCTGACTGCCGTTCATAGAACCCTAATCTCTGGACCGTGCCTTGTCAATTCCCGCGTTGGCGCGGAGTGCGCCGAGCGGCTTCCCGAGCGTCGGCGGCTTCGCGCACGTCACGCTGGTGTTGGGCGAGTTTCGCACTGTTCACCGTGCCCAAGACGGTTGTGAACAGGTCATCCAACGCGAGTGCGCGAGCGTGAATCGCTTCGCGCACTTCCGGCGATGTCGCCGCCTTGAACTCGTTGAAATACCGCTTCTCGAGGTCGATCCACGCCTGCTTTACCGCGTCGTCTTCCAAGAAGGCTTTGATCCGCCGCCCTGCGTCGATCAGTTTCCCCTCGTCCATCATTCTGCCGACTCCGAACCTGCCTGTGATTGCGCAGCGGCCTGTTGCTCGGCCATTTGCTGATCGTGCGCCTGCGCGTCGCGCTCCATGCCCTGCCGATGCTCTTGATCCTGCGCAGCCAGGTCGCGCGCATGCTGCGCGTCTTCCTCAGCGTGCATTTGCTTGCGAATGTCGAGCGCGAGGCTAATCGCGTCCGCCTGCTGCGCCGCATCCCGCTCCAACTCCCCTTCGGTGAATTGCGCGCGGAATTGCGCGTCGATCTGATAGCGCCGCAGCGTGAAATCGTTGGCCATCTTCCGCACTTCCAACTCGTAGTCGCGCTGCGCCGCCATTTCCTTCTGCCGCAGTTCGGCTTCTTTCATCGCCAACTCGCGCTCCGTCTTCATGCGTTCCATCTGGAGTTGCGCCTGCGCGATCACCTGTTCCGGCGTGGGCGGCGGTGGCCCGGCCGGCGGGGGCGGGGTCCAATTCGGATCGACGGGCTTGAAGAACGCCGACACGTCGCGGAAGCCCGAGAGTTCCAGCATGCGCGCGAACGTCTCGCGCAACTGGCCCACGCTCACGAGCGGGTTGTCCGGCCCGATGAGTTGCAGAATTTCTTTCTGCGATTCGGCCGTCTGCGCGAGCGCGCCAAGCCGCTGCTCGGGCAGACTCGTGCCGAGCGCCACGTTCACGATCACGTCGAGGTCCGCTTCCCACGACGCCGGATTGACCGGGATGTATTGCCCCCGGAGCTTCACCAACCGCGGTTCCGGCTGATGCTTCACGATGAGCCGATAGATGCCACGGAATAGCGGCTTCAACGCCTGCTCGGCGAAGATGCGGCACATCATCTCGATCTGTTCCTGCGACTTCGTGACAGCGGCGTTCACCGCTTGCTTCGTCGAAGACTGAAGCGCATCGGCGTCGAGTCCCATTGAGCCTTTGTCTTGGCCCGTACGGTTTTCGCTCACGTCGTCGAAGTATTGCAGAATTGGCATCGCCTTCTCGCCCGTGAACGGGTGCGAGAACGGTGTCACGGCATTGTCGCGCTTCGTGCGAATCGGCGCGCCGATTTCCGTGTTCAGCACATCCTCGATCGACACGGCGCCCTCGATCACCGCCATGCGCGGGAAGATCGACAGCGCGAACGAGTCGAGCATGCCGCGCGTCACACTGGACTTGATCTTCTGCAAGTCCATCACGAGATCAGCCTGCGACTGCCCCGTGATCGTGTGCGGCTCGGGGAACGGGCAGAACATCGAGAAGGGACGCTCTTCGGCCGGGCGATTATGCACCGGATAGCATGACGGCCCGATCGTGCAAACCTTGCGCAACTCCGCGACGCCATCGCCGTCCACGTCGATCTTCACGTACGCTTCGACGTACTTGATCTTGTGGTTGGCCGGTCCCGTATCCGGGTTGCGCTGCTGCGACGTGAGATCGTGGCGCGCCTGCCGCTCGACGTTCCAATCGAGCCTCGAGTCGTCTTCCTCGCCGTATTCGTCGATGTCGTCTTCGCTGATTCCGATCGCGATCAACTCGCCCCGCGTCATCTCCGTGCGATGCGCCACCATCACCGCATCGTCGATGCTCGTCGCCTCGCGATCGTAGATGAACTCCTCGGGTGGCAGTGCCCACACGCACACGCGCCCCGGCCGTTTGACGGTATACTCAACATCGTACAGATCGCTGTCGCCATCCGCGCCGTAGCTGTCGGCCGTCGTCACTTCGGTGAGCGTGACATCCTCGCGCATCGCGAGTTGTTCCAACGCCTCACGTGTGACGCCATAGTCGCAGATCGCCTGCTTCGTCGGCGGCTGCCATCCCCACTTGAAGATGCCGAGCTTTCGCACCAGACCGTCGAGTGCGACTTCGCGCGAGCGCAAGAAGCCCGCGTTGTCTTCGGCGAAGATATACTGGACGTAATCAGTCGCCTGCCGCGCCGCTGGCGCCCCCTGCTCGGTGCGCGGGGCGAACTCGACGCACCGCTCGGGGCCAAAGAAGACGCGGAGCATCGACGGCAGAGTGCCGTGAACGACATCGCGCACTTCGGTGATGACGACTTGGCTGCGGCCCTCTTCTTCATTGCCGAAGGGCTTGCCCAGGAAGTAGTCGGTGGCTTCCTCGCGTCGTGGACTCAGCTCGCCGTCCGTCAGCGCTTCCGCATCGGTAATCAGCCCGTGCATGATGCGCTGCAACTCCGAGTCCTTCATCTTGCCCTTGCCCGAACGTGGGCCGGTGTCGATGACGGGCTTCGGCGCTGCCGACTCGTTGAAAAGATAGGCCATTAGGATTCGGTCATAGCGCTCACCTGTGGAGACGTGTCGAAGCCGATGCGCTTCGCTTCACCTTCGTAGAGATCGGAATCGAGCACGACGGTCGCGCCGTCGTACGATCCGAAGTGATTCACTGCGAGCTGCTCAATCGCCGCCGCGAGTTCCTCGCGCACGATCTTCCGCAGCGTGTCGCGCATCCAGCGCTTGTCGGCGGGTGTCATTCCGGCCCTTCGCCCTCGCACTCGGACCACGCTTCGGCGCGTCGCTCCATCTCACGCTGGTACTCGTCCCACGTCATCTTCACTCCATCCGGGGTAATCACGGTGACACCGCGCTGAGGCAACGCGCCTTCGCACGGCAGCGCCGTGTTCAACAGCGCCGGGGTGTGAAAATCACGGCACGACGCGCACGCCACGGCGGCTTCGATAACGTTGGCCGTCTCGACGCCGCCCGCCGCAAAGGCAGGATTGGCCATGTACCGATCGGTCGGCATGTGACATTGGCAGTAGCACAGGCACACCATCACACAATCCCCTTGATGCGGCGTCGCAGTGGTTCATTCCACCGTGCGCCTGTTTGTCCGCCCGCCGCCGAGATGGCCTCACCAGCGAGTGTGAGCAAAAACGCATCAGCCTTGTTCGGCGAGCCGATCTTCGGAAGACGCTTCTTCATGTCGTCCTTCGATTCGATCTGGATTTTGCCGTTGCTGTTGATCCTGTATTTCGGCGCCACCAACTCGGCGCCGAGTTTCTCATCCCCGGCGAGATTGCAGTCGCGGCGATAGAGCCAATCGCGGCCCTTGAACCACAACTCCGCACGTAGGTTCAGATATTTCTCATCGAAGATCGTCGGCGCTTCCGCGACGTTGATTCCTCGCGCGGGCAACTTCAGCTCAACGAGCCGATCGAGCGTGCCCGCGCCGATGCCGATTACGTCGATGAGAATTTCTGATGGGCGCTCCGACGCCAGCGTATTCTCGTACTCGGATTTCACCCACCCCGCGAGCTGCATGGTGTCGTAGCCACGCTTCTCTTCCACTGGCCCCATCAACACGTTGCCGCGACGCCGTGCGAGCGCACTCGCATCGCTGCCGAAGCGCGCGCAGTCGAGCCCCCAAATCGGTCGCACGATGAGCGGCTTCACATCCCGCGTCAGTGCGGACTCCATCAGTTCGAACGGGATCACCGTGTCATCATCGGCGAGCGGGAAGTCGCCGAGGACGCGGACGCGATATGCGTTGGATCGCTCACCATACCGCCGCCGAATGTCTTCGACGAAATCCGGCGTGACGCGCGGATGCCCGACGCACGAGATATGGAGCTTCCACCACAGATCACGCAGCGTGTGGAATACGTCGAAGAACAACCCGCTCGTACGCACCGGATTACCGGCGAGCACCGTGACCGCACTGTGCCCCGACATCGACCCGGCTGCGGATTCGAATACGGCGTCGGGAATACCGGACGCCTCATCGCAGATCAGCAGCACGTTCGCGGAGTGAACGCCCGCGAGCGCTTCCGGCTTCTCAGGTCGCGATGTGCGGAACGAAATGAACGAATCGTCCGGCGCGGCCTTTAGGAAAATCTGATCGGTTTGGACCTCGAGACACTCGCGAAGCGCCGGGGGCAGCTTCCCGATCCACGACTTTACCTCGGACGCGAGCGCGTCATAGAGCTGATCGCTGGTCGGCGCCGTGCAGACGGTCTTCTGCGGGAACCGCGTGCAAATCCACCAAATGATGAGCCACGCGAGCACCGTCGTCTTGCCGACGCCGTGCCCCGATCGCACCGCCACCCGTCGCTCGCCGCGAGCGACGGCTTGGAGCAGCGCGGTTTGGTCGGCGTCCGGCTCGGCGCCGAGCACTTCGCGCACGAACAGTTCCGGCGTGTGGTAATACTTCTGCCGAAACGGGACGAATGGGTTGAGATCGGGGGATGCCAGCGGGACGCAAAAAGGGCCGTGCCTGTGGAGAGATTGGGCACGGCCCTACGATCTGGCGGGACAGTGGGAAAATATCCGGGGGGCGCCCATCGCGCAACGTGCAAGGGCGGCGGGGGGCACCTGTAACACTTTGTTACTGGCAGAACTAAACACTCTGGCTTATTGAGTGTGGCTCGCGTAGTACCCAAACCCTTTTATGCGGAGCTTCTCATGGGTGGAGAGTCATGGATCGACATCACGGGGGCGCCGCCCCCGACCACAGGCGGCGGGGCGGATGGCATCGCCGTGCTTTTCGCCAACATTCTTGGCCTGATCCTGTGGTCGTAGTAGCTTGAAAGCCGGGGCGCGACGCTGCGCCTTCGGCTCTTCTCTTTCTCGGGGGGTTCGCCATGAGTCGTATCCAACTCGCCTGCCTCGTGTCCGTGGCCCTCGCGGCGGTGTCGCGCGCCCTGTGGGAGTGGCTTCGGCCCAAGGACTAAGGCTCGTCTTCCCCCCGCCGCCTCGTTCGGATCGGCGCCGCTACACTGCGGCGCCATTTTTTTTTTTGGCGGTCCCACCGGGCCGCGATAACTATCACGGCCGCGCGAATTTAGGCCCCCGTGTCAGATCATGGGTGGCTATAGCGCGCGGGCGGGGAGTGGAGCGCTTAAGGGGGGGGGTCCGAGGGGCGATTGTACACAGTCCTGGATACCGTGTGATCCCACTGTATACAATCCTGGATACCCTTCGGCATCCAATGTCCCGAATCACGCGCGATACCCTGCCATCGGTTCCGTAAACCGACATCCGAGGCTGTAACCTGTTGTCGTTGCTCATGTTGGCAGCGCCATACTCGAGGCTATAGCACAGTCTATAGCACTCGGCGCGTCGGATGATCCGAGGCTGAGGCGCCAAGCTCGGCGCCGAGATGCGCGCAACGTCGCGCGCTGCATGCACTTGGCGCCGAGGCGCGTCTAATGAGACGCGCACGCGTGCGCGTCGTTGGCTCATCTCGCGGGAAACGCGGGAAACGCGTCTTTTTCCCTTGCGTGCGTGGACATATGTCCACAGATTGCGCAGACTTGATTCCGGGCAATCCGTCCAGAATCACAGACTTCTAATGAGGCAATCCAATGGACCTACCACTGTATCGNNNNCNGNNGNGCGCT